AGTCTGGGCACGTCATCACCGTGAGGAATACGATCTCGTCACAGATAGGGCACGCCTTCGACGGAGCTTCCCCTTTCTCTTTCGGCCCCTTCGGCCCGCTCGTGTCGATGTTCATCGCATCTATGGGGCCGTGCTGTGCGATGTTACCGGCGAAATCGAGCACAAGGCAGTCATTCTTATCGTCATGTAGCCGGAGCCCGCGCCCTACCTGTTGATAATAGAGCCCTTCGCTCTTCGTAGGGCGTAGCAGGATGACCGCATCGATCTGAGGGGCGTCATAGCCTTCACTCAGGACATTGACGTTGCACAGCGCGAGGACGCGGCCTTCCTGATGCGCCTTGATGCGGTCGTCTCGATCCTGCCTCGGGGTCTTGCTGGACACGACGGGGGCGTTGATCTTGTACCGCAAGAGAGATTCGCTCACTTTCTCGGCGTGCTCGATACTGGCGCAAAAGATCAACCACGATTTACGGTCCCTGCATCGCTCCACGATCTCGTCTACCGTGCGATCTACAAGGTCTCCCTGTGTTACTGCGTCGTTCAGGTCATCGTCCTTGAAATCGCCCCCACGGGTGCGTACGCCGGTCAAATCTGCGTGCGCCTTGGTGTCCTTGCTCTTGAGGCGGCACAAATACCCGTCTTCTATGAGGTCTCGCACGGACACGTCGTACGCTACGCCGTTTAGGATGTAGTCGGGACCGACAACCATGCCGGGACCGAGACGATAGGGTGTCGCGGTGAACCCAACGACGCGAAGATTAGGATTGATTTCTTTCGCTTCGGATATGAACCGCCGATACACACCCTCTCCGGCGATAGGTATCCGATGAGCTTCGTCAACAAAGATCAGATCGAAATGCCCAAGCTCAGCCGCTCGCCGGTAAATGGATTGAATGCTCGCGAAGATTAGATCGTTCTTCGTTTGTCGGTAACCCATCCCGGCAGAGTAGATCCCAATGTCCGCTTCGTTCCAGATGGCGATGGTCTTCTGTACGTTCTGCCTCACGAGTTCTTTGACGTGAGCCGTGACGCAGATTCGAGTGCCGGGCCAGGTGGTTTGATAATACTGCGCGATTGCCGCGATGATGATCGACTTCCCGCCGCCTGTGGGAACTACTATGCACGGGTTGTCGTCGCGGGTGCGCAAGTAATCGTTCAGTGCTTCCATCGTGTCGGCTTGGTACGGGCGAAGGGTCATCATTCCGTGATCTCCCCGTCGAACTTTTCTCGTATCTCGTTGATCAAGGGTTTATCGAGAATCTTTTTCCCGTACTTGTAGGACGCTTTAATCTCTTTCGACGTGTATACCGTGTCGGCTCTGCTTCCGTTTCTGATTCTCCCAATTTCCGGGGCGTCATACTCCACCCAATTTTCGATCTTGTTGCCGTCTAGAACAGGCCACGGCATGAGCCCCGGTATGTAGACGTGCTCATCGCATCCAGACGCTAGGTATTCGTTTGGGATCGTGCTGTTGTGTCGTGAGCAGTTCCAGCGCTGCCCTTCCCCTTCGGTTATCGGTGATGAATGAGCGCACGTCCGGCAATGAACTTCTGGCAGTACGCCTTGATGACACAGAGGCGCGTAATCGCACATCTTACAAATGTAAAACTCAGGTTTATCACTAAGCTTTTCTGTCGGCTCGGGTGCTTCGACTATCATCTTAGCCTTGTCTTCTGCAACCTTCGCTGATGCTGCGTTGTATCTGATTCGCTCCATATAAATATGGTCATCGTCTTTGCACACACCTAAATACAAAGTGCGCTTCATACCGGACCATTTCATGTAAAGCTGTGACTGCACGACGTGCTCGGGATTAGCTTTCTCTGTGCCATGCTTTTTTAGTGCTCGAAACAAGCTCAGCTTGTGAGTCTTGCACTCGATAACATGCGGGGTCTCGGGAGCCTCGACAAGCCCCACTGCCCAACCATCCATTGACCCGGCGACGTGTCCGCCGAGAATTGAAAACCTGAATTGCTGCCCGGTCTTTTCGTCTACCGCGTGGGCGTCAACGCCGGAGTCAATGAGATCCTGAATTAGCATAGGCTCTTCATTGTGACCGCGACGAAAGAGCCGAAGCACTCGGCCCTCGTGCTCTGGCTTCGGAAGGGCTTTCCTAAAGCCGTACCAGAGGGCACGGCTACAGGGCTTCCCGATCTCCGAAGCCCCGAGGTGATCCCGCGACTCGGCGGTTAGCTGCGTCTTTCGTTCGTTACGCTCTAACGCTTCGTAGATCCGAGTCACGGTAGTCACTTGCTCAGGGAGTTTCGCCACTACCTAGCCCAAGGCTGCTTGGGTGGCTCGGTAGCGGTGGCTGGCTGCGTATTAGGGTTGGGTTGATCGGGTACGGCTTGAGGCTCTGCCTGTACCGGCGCGCTACCATCACTCTTCGACCACCCTACGATATCGTTGCGCAGATCACCGTTATCTAGCTTGGCGGTGACCTTCGCTAAGTAGGGAATGTTGTGCAGCGCCGAAGAATCTGTGACGGTCATCACTCCAACCGCCCGGCAGACCGACGACAGTTCGGCTTGCGCTATCTCTACCGCTTGTTGGCTTTTGTTCACAAGATTAAGTCGCGTCCAAAGCTTTGCCCCCTTGTGAGGACCATCAATAACCTGATTGACCAACACGAGCATTTGCCCGCCCGATGCTTTGGTGTCTTTCATTTCGCTTTCGATGATCATCACCGAATAGTCGCCAGCCGGGATCGCGCCCTTCGGGGATGATGGTGCGACCGTGTTCGCGTCGAAGCCTGTCTGCCAAGGTAGTTGAGCCATATCATTTCTTCCTTTGTGCTGCGCTGTTTGATAGCGCGGCGGTGAAGGCTTCCCAAGAAAGGGGAAGTTCTGTAGGTAACCCGTAACGATTACCGGCGATGAACGCCGGGCGTTCTTCTGTGTACATCACTCGCTCGCCGCTACCCACCCCTCTGGTAACGCCTTTGTTAAAACCAACCTCAGTTTTAGTGGTGTATGTTTTGTAATTAGCGAAAAAGATCGCGTCACACCATTCAGCTATCTTCGAGGCGGCGCGATCCTGTAGCTTTATTTTGTATCGGTCGTAAGGCTCAACGTCGGGACTGTCGAACCGTTTAACTTGGGCATGAGCAATCAGAATGATCGCCATATTCTTTTCGTTGCGTAGTGCATCGAGACCGCCGATGACTTCGCGCCACACGTCCATCGCGGCGAGATAACCTTTGCCGTATCCCGGCGATTCGATGTCGGTCCATTCAGTGTTGCGGCGTACGGTTTCGGCCCACACTAAAGGCTCAAGCCAATCAACCGAGTCAATCACGACGGTCTGGAACTCGTGATCGTTCTGATAGAGAACTCCGATTGCTCCAATGAAATCGTCGTATGTCGTTAGCAGTGGGAAATGCGCAACGTCGAGCACTCCGATACCGTCCTCGGTTGGTAGGAAGATAGGCGCTGCTGCCTCAGACGCAAACGTGCTCTTGCCCACTTTCTCCGAGCCATAAATCATGATGCGCGGAGGCCCGATGGTAGGGTCTCGCGAGATACTATTTAGATCAATCATCCGACACGGCCTTGACTGTGATCGTTGGCTTGCTGGGGGTGAGGGTTAGCGCCTCGTTTACCGAAGCCATCATCTCGGGAAAGAGATCGAGCAGCACTTTGGATTTTTTCTTGTCCTCTTTCCAGACCAGATCGAACGGCCAGAAGTTGGGCGAAACGTCTTTTTCTTTTCCATTGAGAACTTCCTGATCCCACCCTCGGGTATAGCCTGTGGCGATTTTGATGCGCCCAACGTTGCTGGTGCCTTCGGCCTTTCTTTCCTTAATAACTTCGGGATGATCGAGAATCACATCCTCTACTTTTAGTCGGTAGTTCTTGGCTTGCTTCTCTTGGTCCTTCGCAAACTCAAGCGCCATTGCCAGTTCTTCAATGTTGAGAGTTCCGAGCATGTCATCGCTCATGTTCTCGGGTTCGTTCGTTATCGGCGTTGCTTCTTTAACCATAATCGGATCCTCAAAATGGACAGTCTTTGTACGAGAGAGACGAAAACGACACACTAGCCGAGACCGCCCCTCCATAGTGCTCACATCCCCTCGAACCACGTCGATGGGGGTAAGTGATGAGCCCGCAATCGCACGTACGAAAGCGGCGGTTCCAGCCTCTAATGTGTTGGCCACACTCATGCAATAACCCTTTCCCGCAGTACGCGCACAAACCCTCTCGCGTCACCCCTCGGGGCGTTCGCTTGTAGTTCTCCAATGTCTTGGGGAACCTGTGTCGGGCACGGCAGTATCGGTGCCCGCATTGGTAAGTGAATGGGGCCACCGATCATAGCTCGTAGGGCTTCGCGTCTTCGGCGGTGACTTGCAGCTCGGCAAGTTCGCTGATCGCTTCCTCGATAGGGGAATAGGCCATTCCAAGGTACATGGTACGCATGGACTGATCCAAGGCGTGAGCCTGTATCAATCGAAGTATGATTATCTTAAGAGCCTCGGGATCTTTCTCTTCTATATCAGCGATGACTCGATCAACAAGAGCGAACCCGTACGGCGTGACTGTAGATATTCGCTCTGCGATGTTCTCGGCTTTCTCAGTGACGCGATCCGTTCTCCATTGATCTACTTCGAACTGGTAATCGTACTCGCTAGGAGCGGCGTTAAATGCAGCGTTTGGCATATTGATAGCCTCAGTTGTCGAACCAGAACACGACGCGGAAATCTTTGAGATACTCAGCGTCAACTTCCACGTCAAAGTAGGCGCTCTCTGGATGATTGTTATTGTAAAAGCTCGGCTCAGGATCAGTTTGCAACCAAATCTGCGCCGCCATTACAAGAGACATATACGAGTGAGAGTGACCGTCAGCGCCTTTCTCGTTTATGTGATATCTGACAGTTTCAGATACGTTGCCCGGAACGCATCTATTATTAGATGTACTTACTCCGCGAACGCTGGCTAGCCTCGTGAAGCGCTTATAGTTTCGTGATCGTGTAGGGAGCCACTTAAACTCAGACACGGCGACCCA